TTATTACAACGACGGCGTATGGATAGATTCAGCGTCCATACCTCGTGAGATTAAAAAGGCTCTGGCATTCATGGTCTATTATCACAAATCCGGGACAGATGTGATACCGGTCAGGGACACGGCAGCTGTAAAAAGCGAGTCTTCAGCAGTGTCCGGTGCAGTATCTGAATCAAAGGAATACTGGTATTCTGACAAAATCACTCCTGAAATATCTGAAATCAAGATGATACTAAGGAGAATTTTACCGAAAAAATCAATGGCGTTGAACCTCAAGAGGTAGTGATGAACTACGGCAGGATGAAATCTACGGCTGACAATCTGTTATACAAGAACGGAATGCCTGTAGTTTTGCAGCGCTACGAGTCCATAACCGGATGGGTCAAGAGCTATGATTTTGTCGAAAAGCGGAATAAATGGACAAGCAGCACCGGGGAAGTCTCATACATAGCCCCGGCAAATACGCCGACTGAATATGAAGGCTACGGCATAAGGACGTTTTACAAAGCATACGAGATAGACGGTACAAACATACAGCGCGGTGATGTGAGACTGGTACTTAGTACAGTTTTCCCTGAGCCCGCAGAGGGTGACAAGTTCGTAATGGACGGGGAAACATTTAACTATGTGAACCATGAAGTCAAAGCCCCTGGAACCACGGAGCTTGTTTATATAGTGCAGGTGAGAAGATGAGCGTAAGAGGATCACAGTCATTTTCAAAGCTTGTGAATGATTTTGCAAAGCAGGCACCGCATATGGCAAGGCTTGTGACCAATAAATCGGTGCTTGATTTATTCTCAAAGGTCGTAATGGACACGCCGGTTGACAAGGGGCATTTACGTGGGAACTGGCAGGTATCAATAGGAAGCCCGGATAACTCAGAGATTGAAGGCGTAGACAAGGGCGGACAGGAAACAATCAGCAGGGCAAACAGGGTATTATTCGACGACCAAACGAGTCACCCGGTATACATTCAGAATAATGTGCCTTATGCTGAAAAAATAGAATACGGCGGCAGCCCGGTAAAGGCTCCGCGCGGGATGCTCAGAAGGAACTTAACACTGATGAATACATATATCAGAAATGCAATATCGGAGCTGAAAGGTGGCAAGTAAGAACGCACAGATTGAAAAGGTTTTTAGCAATGCTCTCAGAACATGGAGCGCTGTCCAGGTTGTTGACGTTGCCACGAAAGGATATGAGCCGGTATCCGGGTCCTGTTACGTCGCACAGTCTCTTATACCCTCAGTACCGCAGACTGTTTTTGTAGGGCGTACCGAAAAGCAGAGATTTACTGGCATATACCAGATTGATGTTTATTCATCCACAGAAAATGCAGAATACGATGCCGACCAGCTGATAGAGTCACTGGAAAGCACATTTAAAACCGGATACCCGGTTATATACGGATCACTTATTGTTCAGATCACAAACGTATCGGTACAACCTCTCGGGCTTGAAGAGGGCTGGTACAGGGCGGCAATATCAATTTATTACACAATAGACATGTAGGAGGCAACTCGCAATGGCATACGCAACAGGCGCACAAAGATATTTGGCATATATAAGGGAATCGGTTTTCGGCACAGTGCCGTCAACTCCGACACTTGTAAAGCTCAGGAATACCGGCGGTAACGGTATTGTAAACGAAAGGGCAGCCCTTGAATCCGGTGAAATCAGGGACGATCGCGGAATAGCAGATTTTACCCTGGGACAGAACCAACCGGCATTACAGGTCCCTGTAGAACTCAGTTATGCCTCTTATGATGACTTCCTCATGGGCGTAATGGGTCAGGCATGGAAAGGCGGTATTACGCTGACAGATGTAACTGTTGATATAGCCGGGGCGGTCGTTACTCATAACTCAGGCACAAACTGGACTACTCTTGGTTTGGCCGAAGGTGATTATATAGTTATATCCGGGTGTGCGACTGCTGCAGACGATGGGGTATATTACATATTAGACCTTACAGGTGCGGCTATGACACTTGAACAGGCAGACGGTACCACAGATGCTTCATTTACGACAGCAGTTGACGATGTTATAACCATCAGGTCCGGATTTATCGGAGGCAGGATAGCAGCAAACACGAACAATATAACAGTTGCCGGTACTGCGAAAACCTATACAGCGGCAAGTTCAGTCTGGAAAACAATCGGTCTTAAAGGTATCAGCAAGGGAGACCTTATATATCTTGATGGGTTTGCAACTGCAGGGAATAACGGCTGGAAAAAGGTCGCTTCTGTTACAACCACGGTTCTGACTGTTGAACAGACCTGTACGAATGAGACTCTTGCAAGCGGTAATCTTGACATAGGTTCCGGCATAGGGGTTCTGCTTTCAGCGACTACAAGCGACATCCCTTCGTTTACCGTAGAGGAAGGATTTACAGATATTACACAGTTTCATCATGTGTCTGGTGCAAAGGTTGGTACATTCTCGCTGTCATGTCAGCCTGGATCAAAGATAACGGGTTCTTTCTCACTTGTCGGGGCCATATACAGCGCTCTTACAGGGACTTCGATTGCAACTGCTCTTACCGCGTCAAATGATAATGATACGTTTAACGCATACAGGGGTGACCTTGGTATTAGCAGCGGGTCAATCACAGAAGAAACCGGCGTTATATCCGGTATAAACTTGCAGATTGAAAACAGCCTGAACAGGCGTTACGCACTCATGCAGGAAAATGCTTCTGCGATAGGAGAGGGCAGGGTAAAGGTCACAGGTTCGATCAATGCGTTTTTCACAAATGCGACTCTTGCCGGCCTTTATGCAAATCAGACAGAATTTGATGTATATCTCCGGCTGCTTGATCTGTCGAATAACTCTTACACTATACTTCTGCCAAGGATCAAGTTTACGAAAGACGGGCGGTCAATATCTGAAAATGATGTTACTCAGGCGCTGGACTTCCAGGCTCTCATTGATGAAGACAGCGTAACAGCGATGATCATAAAGCAACCGGCAGCATAACATAAATAAAAAGGGAGAATAGAGAATATGGAACTGGCAAGTCTTAAAGAAGTGATAAAACCTGACGGATTATGGTTCAGACCTTCATACCCGGACGGCAAGGCGTGTGATTTTGAGTTTCTGATAATTGGCAGGAACTCTGAAGAGTACAGACGTGTCACTCATAAGAACATGCTGAAATACGCATCTAACCGCAAAAAAGCAGCAGAAGAAGCAATTGAATCCGCTGATATGTTCGTTGCGGTCGTGAAGGACTGGAGGGGGCTTACCGTTGACGGTATTCCTTATCCATGCACTCGGGAAAACAAAGAGGCAATGTACAAGGACGTTTCATTGAAATGGCTCACTGAGCAGATCGAAAGCGCAGTACTTGACGATAGCCTTTTTTTATCAGTGAAAGAGTAATAGAAGCGGTTGTAGAAACCGCCCTATATACTCTGGAAATGGACTATGCCGGTAAAGACGGCATCTCAAAGCGGCAGCGTATGATTCAGATTGCCGAACAGACCGGGAAGGAAATGCAGTTCCAGGACGCAGACCTTCCCTGGGATGTTGAATACTTTCACAGAATGTTTTTTGAGATTTATTCACAGGATAAGGGTCTGCAGTATTCAGAGATCTATTATTGGCAGCAGATTACAGGGCTGCGACTCAGTTCAGATGTTATCAGCATGTTTATGAAGACAGCGGGCAAGTGCAACGAGTTTATCAATAAAAAGATGAAGGAAGATTAATGGCTGAACTTGCATCATTACAGATCAAGGTTGTCAGGGACGGGATAGAACAGGCTCAAAAGGCTCTGAATGATCTCGCTAAAGCTGCTGATGATGCTGAAAAAAAGACTGAAGGGCTTGGTGACAACACCAATAAGCAGACTCCTAAAATGAAGTCTTTTGCTGAAGTTCTTGGATCAATGGGCAAAACTATGGCCGGTCTTGGTTTTGTAAAAACAATGGCTGATTTTACATTATCCAATATTCAGGCAGCGGCTGCGATGGAGCAGACCTCCGTTGCCTTTACAACTCTTTTGGGGTCCGCACAAAGAGCAAAAGATTTACTGTCTGAAATGCAGACATTTGCAGCATCCACACCGTTTGAGTTTACCGATGTTGCTACGGCAGGAAAACAGATGCTTGCATACGGATTCGCGGCAGAACAGGTTATTGGAAATCTTCGTATGCTTGGTGACGTTGCTTCTGGAGTTGGAGCTCCGATAGGAGACCTTGTATATTTATATGGGACCCTTAAAAGCCAGGGTACTGCTCATGCAATGGATATACAACAGTTTGCTTCACGCGGGATTCCAATTTATGAAGAGCTTGCAAAGGTTCTTAATATATCGACTTCAGAAGTAAAAGATTTTGTCAGCAAGGGCAAGGTCGGATTTAAAGAAGTTGAAAAAGCATTCCAGAATATGACTGCAGAAGGTAGTAAATTCGGCGGCATGATGGATGCTCAGTCAAAAACTCTTGCCGGACAATGGTCGAACTTTAAAGACGGCCTGGGACAAATGCAGGTTATTCTCGGGAAAGACATTGCACCGACTGCAAGCGCGATACTTACAACTGTTAATCAGATACTTTCAGCGTCTAATGCACAGGCCATAAAACAACAGGAACTTAAAGACCTTGAAGTAAAAAGGCTTAAAGCTCAAGGTGATTATTACAAAGCATCGGTTGTCCAGAATGGTCTTATAGCGACAACGTTGAACATTTTAAACGGTACATATGAAACTGAATTAAAAATAGCAAAGCTCAAGAACAGCCCGGAAAATGTTGCAAATGATCAGTACGAAAGCCTTAGAAATTTCCGTGAACGTGAAGCGGCTCTTCTCAAAGAGCAGGGGTATAAAAATGAAGAACCTGTAGTAGAGAAAAAAGGTGGCGGCGATTCCGGGAAATGGGATGCACTCAAAAAAGCATCGCATGATGCCTATATGTCCGGTATGACTGAATCTGTGCAGATAGCCGAAAGGTATGATATTCAGATTGCCAAAATTCAGGAAACAATGAAATACGCAAAAAAAGGTGGTGAAGTTTACAAGGAATCTCAAATAGCAGAAAGAGTTCTTATTGATCAGAAGAACCAGGCTATTGAAGAATCCCTGCGTAAACTTGAAGACTGGGACAAAATTCTTAATGATAAAATATATACAAGCCTTGTGAAAATATTCAAAGCAACTACTGAAGAGAGCAAGAAGATGATAAGCGCTTTTGCTCAGATTGGAACTGCTCTTGCGAACACGGGAGTGAATGCCGCAGTTGACGGCTTTGAAACTCTTGGTGCATCCTTCGCGGATGGCTCAATATCAGCAAAAGACCTGAAAGGGGCTATGGCCGAAATATTTTCGCAGTTATTGCAGCAACTCCCTATGCTCATGGTTCAGGCCGGACTTCAGCTTATAGCAACCGGCCAGCACGCAATCGGTCTTGGCTTTGTAGCAGCAGGTCTTGCGGGATCATTTGTTTCCGGGTATGTTCAGGCTAAAACGAACGGTGAAGAGCAATCAGCAAACGGTAATGTTTATGGATTTGCAGACGGCGGGTTCTTTACACACAGCGTGGGCAATTCACCGACCAGGTTTATGTTCGCCCAGGGTGGTGGCCTTATGCGCGGCATGATGGGAGAGATGGGGCCTGAAGCGGTCATGCCCTTAACCAGAATGAATAACGGAAAACTCGGAGTCGCTTCATCAGGTGAAAGCAAAACATCCGTGACTATCAATAATTACTCAAATGCAGACGTACAGGTTGAAGAGAAACAGACACCGAACGGTAAAGAACTTATATTCATGGTTCGTAACATTGTTAAGTCAGACCTTGCGAACGGGCAGCATGACTCTGCTCTTGCCGCAAGATCCGGCCTCAGAGGGAGGCAGAATTAATGGCAGAAGCATGGTCAACCAGCGTTCCTTCATCGTTCCAGCAGAACGGCTTTCAGTACAGTGTTCAGCCTGGTATTATCCGCTCAGACATGGAAACGGGCCCTGCTAAAATCAGGAGACGATTTACAGGGGTTGCGCATTATTATTCCGGGTCGATCATTATGACAAAAGCAGAGTTTGAAACTTTTGAAAGCTGGTTTGAGAATACAGTTGCATTCGGATCACTTGATTTCACGTTTCCCGATCCGTTCAACCTTGCGTCGAATATTACTGTCAGGTTTAAAATTGATAACAATTCTCCATATACAGCGGTACCAGAGGGGAACAGCAGTGACCTTAAAGTGTCGTTTGCACTGGAAAAAAGACCATGATA